AAAACAAAGTGTATATTCTTGACTCAAATTGATCAAGCTTAGGAAGATTTTTTATATCATCCTCAGATACATCTTCACCATTATTTTTTCTGGTTGCAACATCAACTATCTTTTCAAATTTTTTAAAAGTGTATGCAATATTATCTGCATAGTCACTTTCTAAAATATCATTTGTAATAATATTTTGGAGTGAAGTAATGTAAACAGTAGAACACTCAATATTTTTAATAACCTTTGAGTGATCATAAGTAGAATAAGTTTGTAAAGATTCAGACATATTAATTAATTTAGAATACAAATATAATATAATTTATGGAAAAAGTTCAAGTAGACATAATAAATCTTAGAGAAAATTTAAATAAAAAATTAATAGAAAGCGGTTGGGATACAATGCTATCTCCATATATAAATGGTCTTAGCTTTGATCATATAGTAAATGAGCTTGTAAATAATGTAAATGCAGGTAGAAGATTTACACCAAAGTTCAAAGACATATTCAATGCATTCTATGAGTGTCCATATGATAAAGTAAAAGTTGTAATGGTAGGCCAAGATCCATACCCACAGTTAGGAGTTGCGGATGGTATAGCATTTAGCTGTAGTAAAAAAGGTAAAGCAGAAAAGTCTTTACAATATATACTAAAGCAAACTATTGGTAATTACACTGACACAGGTAGAGTTATGTATACACCAGAAGAATGTGATCTAAGACGTTGGGCTAACCAGGGTGTATTATTAATTAATACAGCATTTACATGTGAAGTAAACAAAATAGGATCTCATTATGCAATATGGAAATCATTTACTGAATATCTATTTGATAATCTAAATAGACATAACCAAGATCTAATATTTGTATTACTTGGTAAGAAAGCAGAAGCATGGTCTCCGTGGTTGGATAACGTTAGAAAGATTTATGTAAGTCACCCAGCATCAGCTGCATATAGAGGTGGTGAATGGGACTGTAAGGATGTATTTAATTTAGTAAATGAAAAGCTAGAATACCTTGAAAAAGATAGGATAGAATGGTAGAATTTTGTATCTTTATAACCTTTAAAACCAAGCACATATGTGGGAACTATTCCAAAAGATATTAGCTCAAAAGCTAACACCCAATCAAGCACTTATACTATTTTCAATGAAACAAAAAGTTGGCTTAGCGTCAATAGAAGAGTCAGATAAAAAAGCTCTTGTTGATTTAGGTTTGATAGTAAAAGAGAATGGTACATATACAATGTCTCCAGAAGCAAGAATGTTCTGTATTAGACTAGATAATTATTTTATAAAGGCCAAAAAGAAAACAGATATCCAACTAATGGGTAAGAACTTTGTTGACAAGATTAATTCATATAGAGAAATATTCCCTGCTAAAAGATTACCAAGCGGTAATCCTGCACGTAATAACGTAAAAGCATTGGGAGAAAACTTTAGATGGTTCTTTGAAACTTATGATTACACATGGGATGATGTTATGAAGGCTACTAAAATGTATGTTAATGAGTATAGAGATGCTGACTATTTGTATATGCAAACAAGTCAATACTTTATATCAAAGCAAGACAAGCACAAAGTAAAGCATTCAAGACTTGCTGACTACTGTGATTTAATAATAGAAGGGATCAATACAGAAGATGATCACTTTAAAGAAAAAGTTGTATGAAAAAGAAAGAATCTTGGGTTGGACAATATGCTGCTTTTAATGAAGCACTTAAATATATGTACGCTAGATCTACCGGTGAGGAAAAATCTATATATACTCCATGGCCTAAGTTCAATGATGCAGCTACTGATGGTATAGAGTGGAACACACTCACTGTAATTGGTGGAAGACCTGGTTCAGGTAAGACATTAATTAAAGACCAGATCATTAGAGAATCGTTTGCCCTTAATCCAAATGATAAGTTTAGAGTATTAGAGTTTCAGTTTGAGATGGTAGGTAGAACATCTGCTATTAGAGAATTTAGTTCTATTACTGGTAAAACTTATAAAGAGTTATGTAGTGCTGGGTCTACTCTAAGTACAGATACACTGAACACGTGTCATCAGTATGCTAAAGAAAGAGTAAAGCATCCAGTAGATATAATTAGTACACCTATGACTGTTAATCAGATGCGTGATCAGATAGATCAGTATATGAATAAACATAAAGGTATTAATACAATGATAACACTTGACCATACAATGTTAGTCAAGAGAGCACCATATCAGAATAGCACATTAGATATGCTATTTGAATTAGGTGAATTCTTTACACAATGTAAAAGAGATTATCCTTGTTTATTTATTGCCTTGTCACAACTTAATAGAAACATAGATAACCCGGATAGGGCTATAGATGGTAAGTACGGTAACTATATACTTGAGTCAGACATATTTGGATCAGATGCAATGCTTCAACATGCAGATATGTTAATAGGTATTAATAGACCCGCTAAACAAAAGATTAGGTTCTATGGACCTGATAGATATATAATAGAGAATGATAGAACATTAGTATTACACTTCTTAAAAGCAAGAAACGGTGATGCAAGAATGAGTTTCTTTAGAGCAAAGTTTGAACAGATGCAGATAGAAGAAATGGCCACACCAGGTCAACAAGAACGTAGATAACCTGCACACCCAACCACTGCTCCCCAACTATCATACGCACCATTTAAAATAAAATGAATACTAAAAATATAAAAAATAAGAACATGGGATTAACACCTGCAGAACGCAAAGCAAAAGTCCTCAAATTAAGAGAAGAGCATGAAGATTACTTTCAGACAGAAGGTAAGATAAATGCACTATACATACCAAAGATGGCATACCGTCCATCAGGTAAAGATGAATTATATGTTTCATTCTTTCCAAGTGAATTGGAAAAGGATAAAGATATATACACTGAGTTTGTAAGTATAGACTATGACTCAGAAGATCCTAAAAGAACATTGTATTTACATAAGTATAATCCGCATTGGAAAGATGAGTATGAACTTATAACTTCAAGCTCAGGATTTCAAAGACATTTGATTCCAGTAAGTGAGCTCAAAGTAATTAATGATGTTACAGCTAGAACTAATGCAGATGGTCTTAAGATAATAGGTAAGGCTACAAAAATTGACTGGTCTAATCCTGATATCCCTAATCCAGATGCAAAAGTTGTGGATCCTTTGATAGAAAAGCTAGAAGAAATAAACCAAACATTGATAACGTTAACTAAAGTAATAAATAAATTAATTAAATAAATATGGCACAAAGCGTATTAGTAATTGCAGATTCAGGTACAGGAAAGTCAACCTCAATCAGAACATTAGATCCTAAAGAGACTTTCATTATAAATATTGCAAACAAACCTTTACCATTCAAAGGCTATAAGAGTAAGTATATTCAAATTAGCAAAGAGAATCCAAAAGGTAACATTACTTCAGCTGCATCAGCTGCAGGTATAATTAAAGCAATGAAGCATGTTGATGAAAAGATGCCACATATCAAAACATTAGTTATAGATGACTGGCAGTACATGAGTTCATTTGAATACTTTGAAAGAGCAAATGAAAAAGGTTATGATAAATTCACTCAAATAGCAGCAAACTTAGCTATGGTAGCAAAGATGCCTAAAGATATGAGAGATGATTTAACTATTATATTCTTAACTCACTCAGAAGATTCAACAGATATAAACGGTAATAGAAAAGTTAAAGCTAAAACTATTGGTAAAATGATAGATAATACATTAACTTTGGAAGGCTTATTTTCTATTGTACTATTTGGTAAAGTAAATAAAAATGATGATGGTGGACTTGTATATGGTTTTGAAACTCAAAACAATGGAGAGAACACATGTAAATCACCAATGGGTATGTTTGAGGATTTATTTATCCCTAATGACCTGAAGTATGTAAAAGAGTGCATACAGAAATATGAAGAATAATAAATTAATTAAAAAAAAAGAAAAATTATGTTAAGTACTAAAGACATGTCTGCAGGTTCAGGCAACGTAAAACCAGTTATTGGTGTAGGTAATCAAAAAGTAAAAATTAATTCTATAACATTTGATGTAACACCATATGATGCAGATGCATACAATATTGTTTTACATGTAGAGAGTGAGCCAGTACAGGGTGAGTTCAATGGTTTCTTAAAAGATATGAATAATCCTAATGGACCACGTTATGAAGGTCAAGTAGGTAGAGTTAGATTCTCACCATATCCATATAAAGATGCAACGTTACCAAGCGGTAGAGAAATAAATAGAGATACAGAAGTACTAAAAAGTATGGTATATCTAAGTGAAGTTCTTAATAAAAGAGAAGAGCTTGACAAGATAGAAGCTAATACTATTGAGGTATTTATGATTGAGTGTAACAAATTATTCTCAAACAGTGAGTACTTTAACGCATGTATTGGTGGGCGTGAATGGGAAAATAAAGAAGGTTATGTAAACTATGATTTATTCTTACCAAGAATGAGCAAAGATGGCATTCCATTAGAAGAATTGAATAAAGAAAATTCAAGACTTTTAACGTTTGATGCTAATAATACTAATCACTTAAGAAAATTACAGAAAGAAAACACACCAGCACAAAACTTTGAGCCAGTAGGAGCAAAGGGTGATGATTTTGATCTATAATTTGTTTTTGTTTGTAATGATAGGAGGGGGTTTACTAAGGATTTTCTCCCTCCTTGATTTACTTTAATACTATAAATATGGAAGAAAATGAACCAGACTTTGAATGGATGTGGGAAGTTGATAATGCTAGATAATGTTTAATACAAAAGGTTTAGTCAGAGAAGGATCAGATGTACCAAGCTATTGGGTGTTTCAGCATTATTTAAATCTATCAGAACCCTTAACAGGCCAGGATATAAAGATTAAATCAATCTTTAATCCTAATGAGAGAACAGCAAGTTTTTGCATTTATGTAGATAAATCACTTATGCAATATAAATTTAAAGATTTCTCAACTGGTAAGATGGGTAATAAAGCTGACCTAGTTATGTTTATGTTTGATGTATCATATACTGATGCAATGAATAAAATAGTTAGTGACTATAATGTATACATTAAGTCTCCTGATTATAAAGAACAGCAGTTTGAACCTGTAGCTAAATGGACAATAGATTATATAAAACATAGAGGTTGGACTATAGAAGATAGAAAATTTTGGTTGGGATTTGGTATTGGTAAAACAATATTAGATAACTATAATGTAAAGCCAATTGACTATTATACTATGGTTAAACAAGAAGGATCTCAGTATAGAAGTTTACAAGTAGGAAGCAAATGGTGTTATGGATACTTTGATAAGAACGGGGAGGTATATAAAATATATCAACCACGTAGTAAAAAACATAAGTTTCATAAAGTTAAAAGCTACCTGCAGGGTATAGATCAGCTTAAGTATAATAAGCCGTATCTTGTTATATGTTCTTCACTTAAAGATGCTATGTCTTTAAAGGGTATAGGGTATAATATAGAAGTGTTAGCACCAGATAGTGAAAACACTATGATTAAACCACATATAATAACAATATTAAAGAAGAAGTATAAAAAAATAATAACACTCTTTGATAATGATGACGCAGGCAGAAATGCAATTAATAAATATAAAGAAGTTTATAAGATTGATGGGTTATCATTACCAGTATGTAAAGATATTTCAGATGCAATAAATACTCATGGTGTTAATCATGTGCATAAAGTTCTGAAGCCTTTACTTAAAGAGATACTAAATAAATAAATATGAAATGGTTTATACCAGGATCTGTACCAAGTAGTAAAAATGGTAGAAGATGGACAGGAAAATACTTTATTGCTAGCAAAGCTGTAGTTAACTATAGAAAGATAGCAAAGAAGTATTATGCTGAATATGCTGATGAATTTAAGAAAGAATTAGCAAAAAAAACATTACCTGTTCATATATCTTTTGAGTTTATTAGGGGGACACGTCATAAATTTGACTATATTAATCCTGCACAGACTGTGCAAGATGATATGGTTAAGGCCGGATGGATAGAAGATGATAACGCTGAATTTATAATTCCAGTGTTCCAGAAATATACCTATAATAAATCTAATCCGGGAGTATGGATTGAAATACTAGAAGATGACAATAATCACAGCCCAAGAACTATTACGGATAATACAAATGATAAAGAGTCAGGACAAGGATGATGTTGTTCTAGGACTTGAACTATATAAAAACATAGATATTGCAGATAGAAATATTATCAATAGATTAATTGCTAAAGCATTGCTCTTTGATAATAGAAAACTATTCTACAAATCCATTGGTGTATCATACCCGTGGAAAGAATTATTATCTGATCATATAATTAAACTAATAGATGATAATGTAACAGCTGCAAATCTGTATAAAAGTTACGTAAAATTAATATACAAATGATAGTACAAGATAAGGTTGCAAGGACAACCAAAACATTAATATTCACAGAGCCCTTTTACGGGCTTTTTTTGATTGGTATAAATAAGAAATATACTGAGAACATACCCACTGCTGGTGTAAGCAAGCATGGAATAGGTGTACAATTGACAATAAACCCTGAATTTTTTATAAATCTAAGTGAAGATCATAGGTTTGGATTAATTAAACATGAGCTATTGCATATTGCATTTGGTCATTTAATTATGAGAGATCTATATGCAGATCATAAATTATTTAATATAGCTGCAGATTTAGAAATCAACCAGTACATACTGGAAAGTAAATTACCTGAAGGTGGTTTATTATTGTCAAGTTTTCCTGAGTTAGATTTACCCAAGAAAGCAGGTACAAAAGAATACTATAAGTTATTAGAAGAAGCCAAAGATCAAGGAACATCTCCATCTCTAGACAGTCTAATGGATCAAATGGATGGTACATCACAGTATTGTCATGGTACATGGAATGAGTTTGATGATTTGTCAGAAGCAGATAAAAAGCTAATACAAAAGCAGGTGGAACATCAACTTAAGGAGTCAGCAGAGCAAACAGTAAAAAAGCAAGGGAATATACCAGGGGAGTTAAAAGATCTTATTAAAAGATTATTAAATATAGAACCTCCTAAGTTTAATTGGAAAGCATATCTAAGAAGGTTTATTGGTAATTCCAGTATTGTATATACTAAAAAGCTAAGACGTAAGTATAATAAACGTTATGCTGCAAATCCAGGCCTAAAGATAAAATTCAAGAATCATATACTTGTTGGTGTTGACACAAGCGGATCTGTAAACAATGATGAACTTAAAGAATTTTATTCTGAGCTTGTGCATATGCATAAGACGGGTCATAAGATTACAGTAGCACAGTGTGATACTAGATTAAATAGTGTAAAAGAATTCAATCCAAAAAAAGATTGGGAAATACATGGTCGTGGTGGAACAAGTTTCCAACCAGTAATAGATCATTATAATGAGAAAAAAGGAGCATATACTGCTCTAATATATTTAACAGATGGTGAGGCTTATACTCCAGATGACTGTCCAAACAATACGTTATGGGTACACAGTTCAAACTGTAGTATAAATGAAGAGTTACCAGGAAAGAAAATTCAACTTAATTAATAAAATAAAAATGGCAGAAGTAAATTTAAATGTAACAGAACTAAAAGGATTTGTAAATCATATTATATCTAACAACAGATTCTTACAAGAAGAAGGTAAGAACTCTGTATCTGTAGAGATTGTAGGTGAGTCAGGTATTGGTAAGACTTCAACTGTAGTAGAGCTAGCTAAAGAAAATAACCTAAACTATGTCAAGCTTAATTTAGCACAGATAGAAGAGTTAGGTGACTTAGTAGGTTTTCCTGTTAGACAATTTCAAATGTATAAAGAAAAAGTAATAACCAAACCTAATAATGAATTAGCAATGGTTACTGCAACACAGAGAGCTGCAGGTTCTAGCTTAGCAAATCTAAACACAACTGTTACCAAAAAGGTAGGGCAATGGGTAGATGAACTTGCTGTACAGGAGTATCTGAAGAATGGATACAAGATGACTGGTAAGAATAGAATGTCTTACTGTGCACCAGAGTGGATTGCAGACAAGAAAGATGGTGGTATATTATTGTTAGATGACTGGAACCGTGCAGATACAAGATTTATTCAAGCGGTTATGGAATTGATAGACCGTCAGACTTATATCTCATGGACACTACCAAAGGACTGGCACATAATTTTGACAGCAAACCCAGACAACGGAGATTATATGGTTAATAGCATTGATTCAGCTCAGAAGACCAGATATGTAACCGCTAACTTAAAGTTTGATGTTAATGTATGGGCACAATGGGCAGAAGGTGCAGGAATTGATACTAGATGTATCAACTTCCTGTTACTGAACCCAGAGTTAGTAACACAAGAAACTAATGCAAGATCAATTACTACATTCTTTAATGCAATATCAAGCTTTGAATCATTTGAAGATAATCTTTCTATGATCCAAATGATTGGTGAAGGTAGTGTTGGTGATGCATTTGCATCTATGTTTACTACATTCATTAATAATAAACTAGATAAACTTGTAACTCCTAAAGATTTATTGACACATGATAATGAGTCATATATTCTTGGAGAGTTAAAGAGTTGTATTGGTAAATTAGATGGAGATAACTATCGTGCAGATATAGCAGCAACATTAGCAACTAGACTTGGTAATTATGCTGTAGTATATTCGCAAGATAATACTATTAACCAAAAGATTACTGATAGATTAAAGTCATTGTGTACTAAAGAATACTTTACAAATGATTTAAAGTATTTAATAGTTCGTACAATCTTTAATGGCAATAAAAAGAAGTTTAATAAACTAATGATGATTCCAGAGATCATCCAAATGACAATGAAATAATGGCAAAAAAAGCAGTACATCAAAATTATGATGCAGATGCTTTGAAATTCTTTGGATTAGAAACTGACCCACAATATGGGTTGGTTTCTAGTTCCCAAAGTATTGACAAAGTATTATGTACTCAAGATGAAACAACATACAATAAAATACACAGTATATTAACTGTTCCAACAGAGGATGGTAATACTTTTAGAACAAAAAAGAAAGCTTTTGTTTTACCTAGATGCAATGTGAGTAATGATAGGATAAAAGCAGCTCTTAAAGAGCATAGTATAACTGTTACAAATGATTATGAGAAAGCTGATCTAATTGTAAGTCATGAAGATATATCTACACATAGACTAGAGAATGGTGATAATATACCAACTACAGTTATGATGAATAAGATATGGAATTATGAAACTACTTTAGGAGATGAGCATTCTAGTGGTTTACTTGAAACTATATGGAGCTCAGGGATAGAGTGTATACTTACCCCTAAGATAACTGATATTGTATCTTATTATAAAATTGATACCCATGTAAGTCTATATGATAATTGGATGATATCAGCATTAGCAATAAATCTTGCTCATTTAATTGAAACTACCAGTTTAGCTGTAGTGTCTGTTGATGATGTATTACATAGTTCAGCAACAAGAATAGAGCTCAGTGAAGAAGTATTAAAAGACTTGATCGCTCAGATCAATTCATATGAAAGTAAGAGTCTTGCACTTAAAATAGTTCCAACTATAAATTATAATAAGAACTATCATTTATTATGGGAATTGGCTCAGTCTTGTCCAGAAATAGAGTATGGAGATACCAGAGATAAGGACCTAAAATATTGGGTTAAGTGCTCTAATTTTATTAGCTTTACTAGAAAAAGTGCACAAGATATGATACTCTGGTTAGAAGAACAGGAGTTACTTAATAAAGAATCATTTAAGTACTTAGAGCCTATAGTAAGAAAGGAGATAAGTATACATAATAGAGACTTATATACGTTCAAAGTAGCTGTTAAAAAAGAATATCAACAATATTTAAAATAATAAAATGTTATATAAATTAGAAATTCCAGACATAAAAGAGGGGCATACTCAAATAGAAGCAGAGGGGGTTAGTATTAACCGTCTAGGTTACCATGTAGGAGCCATTCAGGGTTGGGAAGTACAAGATAAAGATTTAACTCATTTAGGTCTTAAGTTAGATAAAGTAGATTTACAAGATAAATCAATATATAGATTTCCTAAGTTAAATTTGCCAAGAGCAAAGTTTGATTTACTAAAAGAAAAGTTCAGTTGTAAATTAATTAGAAACAAAGATAATGCAGATGCGGCTATAGTCTCTTCTAAGTATATTAATAAACTAGTCAGTACAAATTGGTATATGTCAGTAGATTCTTCACAGTTATTTAAATTCTTGACTCAACTTAAACAAGCTGATTTACTAGCTCAGTGTGCTGTAGATAAGTTTAATAACTTCTTTCAGGATCCAGAACAGTTTATACCTGGTTGTAGGATACAAGTAACATCATCATATAGTTATGGTCAAACTGCACCACAAAATAAATCGGTCAGTCAAATTTTTAAAGATTGGAAAGAAGAGTGTGAAAAGGCAAGAGTAAAGAATAATATAAGAGATGTATATATTGAGGATACAGAAGATTTAAATAATTGGTTATATATGATTGATCCGTCTAACACGGTATATTTAGATAGTCATGTTATGGAGAAGACAAATGAAGGTTTGGCTATTCTTCCAGATGAGGAATTCAAAAATATAAAAGATATGATAACCAGTGATGATAGATCTACTAGAACACTCTGTATAGAAATGTTAGCTAATTGTAATCTAAGTGAATCTATGAATGTTATAGCACCTCTTTACTGGTGGTATTATGAGTATTTCAAAGATACTAATAATTGGAACTCAGTTAATGTAAAAGCTTTTCGTGAGGCTCTAAAACCATTACAAGGTGGTCATTCTTTTCAAAATATCTGGTCATATAATCAATTAATAAAAATTATGTCAGATAGAGGACAACTTACTGACTTCATATATAAACATACACGCAACTTATTGTATACTCAATTATTAGGGACACATATAGGACCTTCATCTGAGATGTGGACTATAGAGGAGAATGCAATTAGTTTAAGACCTGGGTTATTTAAAATAAATGAAGATGAATAAAGACCATAAAAAAGAAGAGGAGTTCTATGCAGATAAAGATTTCTGTTTTAGCTACTCCTCTTTAAATAAATTATTGTTTACACCTTCCTTATTCTATAAGGATTATATACTGCAAGATCGTGAGATCAGAACAGACAAGCATTTAATTGAAGGTAAAGCTTTACATTGTCTGATGTTTGAGCCAGAACAATTTACTTCCAAGTTTAATATTGTACCGGGTAAGTTACCTAGTGATAATATAAGAAAGGTATTAAAAGACATGTCTCTTCATACAGATGCTGAAACGCTAGACAGCTGTGAGGATTTTGTAATTTTAGATTCACTTAAGAATTTAAACCTATATCAATCTCTTAAAGCTGATGACTCAAGACTATCTAAGGTAAGAACAGAAGAAGCTGAAACTTATTGGAGGTTCTTACAAAATCCTAGTGTAGATGTGATAGATCAAGAAACAAATACAAGATTAGGAGAAAGCTTAACATATCTTAAGAATAATGAAGAAGTTATGGCTTTACTTAGTAATGAAACTACTGACTTTGATTTAGATCCAATTGAAATACATTGTGAAAAGTATTTAAAATCAGAGTTAAAGGATTGTTCTTTTGGTCTACATGGTTATGTTGATTATCTTAAAATAGATAATGATAATAAGACTGCTATTATCTGTGATTTAAAAACAACAGGTAAGACTGTTGCAGACTTTAAAGAGACTGTAGATTTCTATAATTATTGGTTACAAGCATCTATTTATATGAAGCTTGTATATGATTTCTTAGGAGATAAAGCAGATGAATATACCCTTGAGTTTAAGTTTATTGTAATAGATAAATATAACCAAGTATATGTCTTTGATGTTAGTGAACAGAGTATGAATGACTGGTCAAATGGTCTTAGTGGTGTAATTAATACTGCAAAATTCCATTATAATAGTAGAAATTACTCCCTTCCTATGGATTTCTTAGCAAATAAGATTAAATTATAGTATGAGTAAGGTTTATACTGATTATTTTCAAAAGAGTAAAGTCTTTTTATATCCTTTATTAGGAATAAAGAAAGGTATTGCATTTGTTCCTAGGCAAACTTATATTGCCTGGGAGCATGTGTATGCTTTTGATAATTATAAACTTTTATGTGAGTATCGTACTAAGATGAATGATACATTTACTAAGTTTTCTTATAGGTATCTAGAGAGTCATCCACTATATGAGGATCATATAGAACTAGAAGAAGGCAAACAATTATATATTTTTAATCTTGAGTCACATAAACCTGACCTAGTACGTTTTAAAAATGGATTGTATTCTCAATTTAGTCTTGATGCAAAAATAACTATATTAGATTTCTTTGGGGACCAAGGAAAGGTTTCTGATTATATACATACTTTTCTTACTCCGTCAGAGGGGTTTGATGATTATGCAAACTTCTTAAACATTGATGTTAAAACATTAGAAGAAATAGGAGAGTTATGTTCTAAACCAGATCTTGAAAAAGAAACTTTAGTTGATAATAATCAATTTTTATATCAACTATTAAAAAATAGTTCCATATATTTGTCAAAATCAAAATAACAATTTATGTCACAAATAGGACAAAATATGATGTTAGTAAATTCTAGTTTTAGAAATGCTAAATCATTCACATTAATTCCAGTGAGTAATGACTCACCATATGTAGAAGCTATGTTTGACCCAACGTCAGGCATCTTAGCTGTCATCAGTAAAGTGATGAAACAATCTTATCACATGGTACCTAAATTAGATGATGAAGGTCAACCTATGAGATTAAAGAAACCTAATATGCAGACGGGTAAAACTGTTAAAGAAGAAAGAAGATTGGTTGATACCTTTTCTGAGTTTTATCTTAGTGATAGAGAAGACATTGAAAGATTTATACATATGTTTGCAGTTAATGCAGACAACTTTAGTGTAGAAGAATTCTTTGTGGATCTTAAAAAAACTGAGCCATCAAAAATTATATTACCTGGACAGTAGATTTCGTGGTTGACTTGCTACTGACTTAAAAAGGAAAGCCTATTGACGTAGGCTTTTTTTGGCTCTAATAATTAAAAATGTAAATATGAAACACTGGGTAATGGACTATGAAACGTTATCTAATTGTTTTACAGGTGTATTTGAACATTACAAAACTTCAGAAACTAAAGTCTTTGTGATACATGATCTGCAAAATGATTTAGATATTCTAATTGAGTTCTTAAAACAAAATATAAAAAACAGAGAGTGGCATATATCCTATAATGGATTAGCTTTTGATGGACAGGTCACTCATTATATATTAGATAACTATAATAAGTGGGACTCTAATCTTAGTGGATGTGATATAGCTTGTACTATATATAATTATGCACAAAGTTGTATTCAAAAATCTAGGAATAAAGAGTTTCAAGATTATCCGCAATGGAAAATGCAAATAGGTCAGATAGATATATTTAAAATGCATCATTGGGATAACCCTGCTAAACGTTCTAGTTTAAAATGGATTCAGTATAGTATGGATTGGCAAAATATTCTTGATATGCCTATACATCATGACACAGAGATAACTACTCAAGAAGAGATAGATACAATTCTTGAGTATTGTATTAATGATGTCAAGTCTACTAAAGAAATATACAATAGATCTAAATCACAGATTGGGCTTAGAAAAGAACTTACTAAAACATATGGAATAAATATGTTTAGTGCTTCTGAACCAAGAATAAGTAAAGATATATTTGGTTATTATCTAACTAAGATGCTAAACGTTAGTAAAAGGGATCTTAGAAATATGAAGACATATAGAGATAGTATTAAGATATCAGACATTATCTTACCCTATATTAAGTTTACATCTCTTGAGATGAATACACTACTTAGTAGATTCAGATCTCTTGAAGTTGATGGTAAAAGCTTAAAAGGTAGTTTCAAGTATGGTCTAGACTATAAAGGTGTTAAAACCCACTTTGGTTTAGGCGGGGTACACGGTGCTGCTAGCAAAGGTGTTTATGAGAGTGATGAGGATATGGTTATAATGTCTTCAGATGTAACCAGTTTCTATCCTAATCTTGCTATAAAGAATAAGTTTGCCCCAGGTCATTTCCCTAAAGAAGAATTTTGTAATCAATATGAATGGTTCTTTAATGAAAGAAAGAAGATACCTAAGAGTAATCCTATGAACTATGTCTATAAGATTATACTTAACAGTACCTTTGGCCTTAGTAATGATGATAAGAGTTTCTTTTATGATCCTGAGTTATGTTTACGTATTACAATTAATGGTCAGTTAACGCTGATGATGTTGTATGAAATGATTATGGAAAGGATCCCCGGTGCATTTGCTTTATTGCAGAATACTGATGGTGTAGAAACTTTAATACCACGTTCTTATATAGAAGAGTACATGGCTATTTGTAAAGAGTGGGAAGAAATAACTAACTTACAACTGGAGCATGATGAATATCAAAAGCTTGTATTAGCTGATGTCAATAATTATATTGGTGTGAATAACTTTGTAGAAGTTGACATCACTAAATGGAGAGAAGTTAAACAGAGTCAGCCTCATTATCTTTTTAAGGTAGAGAATGATAAGTTTAGCTTTGCTCCGGTTAAGTTAAAGGGACGTTTTGATTTCCATAATTTACAGCTACATAAGAATAAATCCAAACTAGTTATACCAAAAGCTATTTATAATTACTTTGTTCATGATACTTTACCAGAACAATATCTAGATGAAAATAAAAACATCTTAGATTACTGTATTGGTGGCAAGTCTAAAGGACAATGGGAACAAGTAGCACGCTCTATTAAAGACGGATCTTTTTATGAAGAGAAGTTACAGAAAATTAATAGATACTTTATATCTAAAAATGGTGTCAAGATTATAAAAGTAAATAAAAATGATCAGAGAGAGATACAATTAGAATCAGGTAAATGGCTACAAACAGTATTTAATGATATGAAGGTTGAACCTAAATGGGATAACTACAATATTAATAAAGCTTACTATTTGCAGGCTATAGAAACTGAGATTAATAATATCTTATCTGTTTCAACTAATCAACTTAAACTATTTTAATGATAACTAAACAGCTACATGATGTACCTGTCGGGAGTAAAGTCAAGATAATAAGACCCAAACATTATCTTGGCACTCCCCCAGCATCATTTAATATTAAAGAAGATGAAGTATTAACTTATACTTTTAAGGATGGCATGTATGCATGCTGTACAGATGAGGAAGGCAATAAATTACATGTTGCAGGCTGGACTGAAGTAGAAATTATTGAAGAACGTTTGGCTGACTCAGAATAATTAATTATATTTACACTTAAAAAGTTTAATTATGGGATATATAAAACCAAAAGAAACCACAAGATGGCATTTAGAAAATGCACCTTTACCAAATCATGGTAAGAGTTATACAGTTATATCACACAAACAGGTGATAGATAACACTATGAAACTGCTCAATGATAGCGGATTCATTATACAAAAATCATTTTATAGAGCTAGTACAAATGCTAGCGTAGCACAAGGTATATATTATATACATCCTGCTAATACTAAAAATGATTTAATATTAAATGAAGGTGAGCTAGGGATGATGTTTGCCTGGACAAATTCATATGATAAGAGCACACGTTTTCAATGTGCTATTGGAGGATATGTAAAAGTATCCTCAAACGGTCTTATAGCTGGAGACTTATTAAATTATAAAAGAAAGCACACGGGATCTGCAGACATGGATGCTAAAGTACAAATTAGTAATCAAATAAAAAATGCAGAGAAGTATTATGAACGCATAATACAAGACCGTAATGTTATGAAAGATGTTAGAATTACTAGACAACAACAATCTGAATTGATTGGTAGATTGTTTATTGATGAAAAACTTCTTGACTCACAACAAATGAGTAATATTAAAGCAGAAATGCACAAACCTACATATCAATATGATACTAATCCTGAAACTGCATGGTGTTTTTATAATGTCATTTCTAATGCATTAAAGAAGGCCCATCCAAGAGAGTGGTTATGTGATCAACAAAACTTTCATGACTTTATGATTGCTCTTTGTCTTAGTAATAGTTACGTAACTATAGAAGAGGAAGTAGAAATTATAGGAGAAAATGAGTTTGATAATATAGTTGTGGGAGAAGATGTAGAAATATTTGATGATGGTACATGGATTAATCCTCAAGTATCTTTAGCATTATGACACTAAACATCATTTTATTGGGAATATTATGTTTATGTATTTACATATGTTTCTGTATGAATGAAACCAAATAATTAGGAGACAACCAACTGGGGTCAAGTTTTTGCATTCTTGGCCCTTCTCCTTTTAAATATAAACAAATGAAAGATAAAGCAACTAAAAGAAAAGAAAGACCAGTATTTACTGGAGTATTAAAATATTTTCCGGATGCTATTATGGAAATAGCACGTGTATCACTACAAGGGAACAAACAACACCATCCAAATAAACCTTTACATTGGGATCGTAGTAAATCAAATGATGATTTTGATGCATTAGCTAGACATTTAATTGATGCAGGAACTATAGATGATGATGGAATTCGTCACACATCAAAGGTTGCCTGGAGAGCATTGGCTTGCTTACAAAAAGAGCTTGAGCTTGAGAAAGAGAAAGGTCTTCTAGGTGCTGTGGAACAATATAATAGAAACCGTGATGTTAAGGATCATATAACTTCTATTGAACAACTGCCATATGAAATTATAAGTGGAACAGAGTCAGCATATGTTGATGGAGGAGTATAGAAACTATGACTAAGAAAGAAAAAAGAGAACTAGAAAGATATGCTAAAGCTGGCATTATTCCTTGTACAGAAGATAGCCAAGTGTATAGCTGGCAGAGAACAAACAAGAAAGCAACAGCTCGTGCTTCACACGGACCCAATGGTGCGTATGAAGTTAGAAAAATAGAAGATGTAATGGCTGAAAGGCGTAAAAAAAATAAAAAAAGAAAATGAAAAATAAAAGTATAATTCAGTGGTGTATATACGTAGGAGTATATTTAATGATATTATTTCATTTGTTAAGTTGTAAACCAACTGTATATAATCCAGATACGGATCCTGAAGTCTTAGACTGGTACATTGATAATAATGATACTATTATATATACTAAACAGGATTCTATTAGAGATGAACGTGAAAGGTGGGAGTATATTAGAAGCCTTGAACATGATAGCTTGTGGGAATGAGATACTTTAGTGTTTGGTACATACCGTATGATAAATTACTTAGTGATGACCCGCAGTATTACAGCAAATGGATGGCTGTAATGGCTGATAATAAAGGAGATGCTAAACAAATGGGAAGACAAGATGGTCTTGTTACCAGAGTTGAGCTATTAAATAAGAATAACAAAAAGGTGTTTTAGATAAGGGAGGGTAGGCAATACTGCCAAATAATTTTATAGGTGTAAGATACCTTAATATTAAATGTTTAGCCCTTCCTTATTTAACTCCAGAATATACCACCTACAACATCACCTGCTCCTACTGCACCAGTATTACCATCAGCAGATCCTGTAGTTAAATTCATACCTAATCCTAATTTAAATTGAAAACCAACTTCTAAAGATAGATCTAAATAACTATCTGCTGCTACACAGAAGGTTGCAACAGGAATATCTGAATTGACAGGGGCTGTAGCTTTATCAAATAATCTTAAAAACATATCAGAACTAGTATTATTATGAAGGTTTATAGCATATACACTACCTCCACCTTTTTTAATAAAATCCAGATTGGTTCCAGCTGATGAAAGTACTCTATGAATAGCTACTCCACCAAATCCATATTGATTTGGCATAGCCATAGACTTTGGGTATTGTGAGTTTAAGCTTGATGACTCTGATGTATTAAATTTTACTCCCATTTTATTTTATTTTAATTGTTTATTATATTATACTATTGATACATAGTACATGTTATTTCATAAGTTTGAGCTCCCTTGAATCCTACTACTGCACTTGTTCCATTAGTACCTATTACTTCACCTTGGAAACCAGTTGTAGTATGATTTCTTGTTACAAATGAAAGAATAGAGGCATTACCCATACTTTTTACTATAGTACATTGAACTAAATAGTTTGCACTAGGTCTTGTTTGATTAAAAGTTATTGTAAATAATCCGGTTCCTGAATTATATGCTACTTGGTTATTTCCTGGATAAGTTGAATCACCTTGATTAACTATACCACTAACACCAAATGAAAAATAATCACTTGGTCCTGGATCAGAAACAACTAAGTTTTTAACCTC